GGAATCAAAATGGTCGTCATCAAGTCCGGCAAGTTCAAGGGCGCCGGCATCGAAGGCACCAGCCTCGATGAGAACCAGATGGCGAACCTTCAGGAAGGCGTCGACACGATCCACGCCGAGTTCAAGGAAGCCGTGAACATGAAGCGCAAGATGGTGAAGGCCGAAGCCATGGAAGGTCAGGTCTTCTCCGGCAAGCAGGCCGCCGCTCAGGGCTTGGTCACTGGCCTCGCAGACTCCTTCAACGACGCCCTGCGTTCGTTCTGATGGCGATCAGCGTCCCCGATTACGTCCAGACGGCAGCCCGACGCGGCCTTGCATGGCACGCCGAGGGCAAGTCCGGCGACGGCGTGACGGACAAGACCCTGCGGGAAGCCCGTGAGATGGCGGACGGCTCTGTCTCCGAAGACAAGCTCCGCCGCATGGGGCCTTGGTTCCGTCGTCACGAAGGCGACATGGACGCCCCGAACAACAAGCCCGACGGCAAGGACTTCCCTGGAGCGGGTGCCGTTGCGTGGGCTCTCTGGGGCGGTCCGACCTCCGGCGACATCATGCGTACCGCCGAATGGGCCGAGCGTAAAGTCGAGCAACTCGACCGCGAACAGTCCGCGAATAATTCCATTCCTAGCAAACATAAGACTATGACCATCGAAGAACAGCTGCTCGCCGCCAACGCCGCTCTCTCGGGCCTCACCGCCGAGCGCGACGACCTCCGTACCACTGTCGAGAAGATGACCGTCGGCGCCGCCGCCGAACTGGAATCCCTCAAGGTCGAAGCCGCCGCCAAGGATGCGAAGCTCGCCGAACTGACCGCCGCCCTCGAGGCCGCCGTCAAGGACTCCGAGTCCCTCAAGGCTCTGGTCGCCGAGCACGAAGCCTCCAAGGTCAGCGCCTCCAAGGAAGCCGCCAAGATCGTGGCCTCCGTCGGCGTGGCCCCTGTCGAAATCAGCCCTGCGGACGCCAAGCCGACCGCCGAGGCCGTCGACCACCTCGCGACCTTCCTGTCCCTCCCGGTCGGTTCCAAGGAGCGCAACGATTACTTCGCCGCTCATAAGCACGCCATCATCAAGGCTGCTCTCTAATTTCCCTCAACCCTCACCCAATCCTAACACATCATGGCTAACTCCATCGTCGCCGCTCCCAGCATCCTCGCTGAAAGCGTCATCGCTTCCCTCAAGGGCAAGCTCCCCGCCCTGCGCGCCTTCTCCTCGGTCTTCTCGGCCGCTGAGTCGTCCGCCGGAAAGACCGTTCAGGTCCCCCTCATCGGTACCTCCACCGCGACCGAGTTCGGCGCCGGCGGCTACCTCACCCAGGACGACGCGACGATCACCGCCGCGAACGTCACCCTCAAGCACTTCAAGGTGTCGAGCCGCTTCTCGCCCCTCGACGTCAAGATGTACGGCGCTCAGTTCCTGAACAACGCCTTCGTCCCGACCGCCGCCAACGCGCTCGCCGAAAAGTGCCTCGCTGAAATCGGCGCCCTCATCACCGCCGCCAACTACGCTTCCGGCACGAACACCGGCGCCTCCCTGTCCTACTCGGAAGTCGTCGCCTCCAAGGGCGTCCTCGACGCCGCCAAGGCCGCCGAGCCCCGCGCGTTCATCCTGAACCCGACCTACGCCAACAACCTCCTGGGCGACGCTACCATCATCGGTAACTCCGTCCTCGGTGCTGGCATCCTGACCTCCGGCCAGATCGGTACCCTCGCTGGCGCCGCTGTCTACCAGTGGAACAGCCTCCCCGCCAACGGCGAATCCCTCGCCGGCTTCGGTTGCGGCGCTGACGCCATCGCGGTCGCCTCGGCTCTCCCGATGGGCGAAATCCCGGGCTTCGAAGTCGCCAACGCTGTCGACGCCGACACCGGCCTCGGCGTCCAGGTCCTCATGGGCCAGGAGCAGAGCGGCTACTACAACGTCACCGCCACGCTGCTCTTCGGTGCCGCTGTCGGTCGCGCGACCTCGCTCAACCGCCTCACCACGGCCTAATCAGCCGGACAGGCTTAAACGAGACCCCCAGCGATGGGGGTCTTTTTTTGTCCCCCTACCAAAGCGGGCAAGTATAGGATGAGCCTCTACTCTGAGTTTCTGGCGGACGCGAAGGAGATGATCGCGGACTTCGGCGTTGCCGGGTCGGCCAACTCGGGGGCCATCACCTTCTCCTGCCTCATCTCCGACCCTGCCGTCTCGACCGTGCTCGAAGCAGGGGGGTATTGTGAGCGGACCCAGTATACGGTCAGGCTTCCCGCTGTAACGGCCTCCTGGAGCCAGCCAGACGGGTCTATTGGGGCATCGGCGGCCACCCTTAGTGGAGGGGTGCCCATCGCCTCCCTCGCCCAGGGCAAGAAAATCGTGGCCGGCGGGAAGACCGTCCGCATCACGACCCAGACCTACAAGCCCGGGTCGGCATGGATCACGCTCGTCGTCATCGACGACAACCAGTAACCCGCCGTGGTGACGGTCAGCATCCCGCGTAAGTCGCTGGCCGAGTTCAACGCCACGCTGACTCGTGTGGCAGAGGAAATCGGCATGGACGCTCAGAGCGCGGCCACGAAGCAGGCCATGCTCCTATGCCAGGACTTGGCCGTCTTTACCCCTCCCATGGCGGCAGGCGGCGGTCAGGGTCTTTCAGTCGCGGCAAAGAAAGCCGGTGAAGGCGCAGTGGCCGGAGACATCCGCAAAATCTTCGTGGCGATTGGCGACCGAAACATCAACAGCCAGAAGGCCGTCGTCTTCATGAGCCTCGCCCACGCGACGCAGACGAACAACCGCGCGAGCTTCGACAAGATTGTCAGCAAGTCTACCATCGAGACTCTTCGCATCTCGCCGATCATGACGAAAATCTTGAACGACCCAAACTATGACCGGGCGTTCCTGAAGGCTAAGAACTACCTGAACCGCGTGCCCATCAAGGCGAACGAATACGGATTCGACTATGCCCGTGACCTTCGTGGTCATCACGACCGCGTAAAGGCCAAGTTCGGCGGACGCATCAAACGGGGCCAGCGAATCGGCGTCCCGCGACTCCTGGTCGAATCGAAGAAGGAACTTGATGACTACATCAAGGAACGGCAGGAGGCGGTCGGAAAAACCAAGGCCGGATGGCTACGGGCTTTGACTATGCTAAAGCCGCCGATGAAGGCCAATGTCGCCAGCGGTCGCTTCGGCGCCAAGTTGCGAGACACGATGTGGGTGGCTCGCCACGGCGGGCTAGGCACGGCCACGCAGACCTACTCAATCAAAGAGGTGATGATCCAAATCAAGAACCTCCTCGGCAACGTCAACTACATCGCTGACGCGGCGGACACGCTGACCCTTGCGCTTGGCAATCGGGATAAGATGATGCAGCAGGACCTCGAGAAGTTCATCGCCCGAACCAAAAAGAAAAACGGGATGTGATTACTTGTCCCCGCGAACCCGGACGAACACCGGGTGGCGGAGGGAGCCAGTCGGGGTCTTCATCTGGAAGTCCACCTCGGCGGTCTGGCCGATGAGCTGAGAGCGGTCGGCGAGCAGGGCGACACGGGTGGCGTTATCCATGCCCGTGCCGACATTGACTAGGCGGCGACCGCAGCGCACGACGATGTGGCCTGCCATGCCGGCGCACTTGCCCGTGCCTTCGACCACGTCCACGATCTCCGCGTCGGTCGTGTCGGCATCCTTGACCTTGAGCCAGGCCCTGGAGCGCAGGCCGTGGGAGTAGGGGGCGGTCGTGTCCTTGACCATGGCACCCTCGAAGCCTTCGGAGGTAAAGCGGAGAAAGGCTTCCTCGGGGGTGCAGGAGACGCTAGGGATGAGGAGGAGGGACGTAGGGTAGGACTGAGCGAACAAAGCCTCCAGAGAGGCACGGCGGGTGCTGTAATCGCCATCCACGGAGGGAATGTCAAACAGCCAGACGCGGGCATCGTCGGCAGACTCCTCCGAGCGGAGGGCACCGACCGAGGTGAAGAATGACTTTCCAGACACAGCCTCGCCGTCGAGCACCCAGACGCCGTCCTTGCCAGCCAGGAGGTCGAGCACCTCGTCGGCAAGATGGTCGAGGGAGGGCATCGGGTTGCCGTTGCGGGTCTCGAAGCGGACAAGGCGTCGGGACAGGTCGGCAGTGATCATGACGCGGAGGCCATCGACCTTGGGCTCGCAGACGTAAGAGGCAGGGGTATCGCCGGCATAAAGACGGGCCAGCATAGGGCCACGGCGAACCTTAACGGCACGGCGCTTAGGCTGACGGGGCACGACGTCCTCAAAGATTGAGAAGAAGGCGGCAAGGTCTGGGTCCTGTTGGCAGAGCATCGGTGAACGTCCCAAGTAAGACACCCGAGCCCTGCCTCGTCAAGACCCTTTAAACTACCAAAAAGGGCAAAGGTACAATGGGCACGAAGAGCATTAGGCATATCGTGGAAGCCACGATTGCCACCTACCTATCGACCCAGACGGGTCTGACCTCCATCGCCTTCCTGACGGGCGATAGCGCAACGACCCAGACCCTACCCAAGGCCATCGTGCTATGCGAGTCCGCGCGGGCTCCTGGCGACCTGCCCGAGGGGCTTGGCAACTATTCCTGCTCCGTCCGTATCACCCTCTTTTCCAACGCGGACGACACGACCCTCGCCGATCACCGTGCCCGCTGCGCCGCCCTGTCCGGCAACATGAGGGACCTCACCAGCATCCAGGCGGCCTTCACGGCCTCGACCGACGCGTCCTGCTACGACGTCACGATGACCTCCGAAGACGAGGGAATCGACGAGCGTTCCTGGGCCACGGCCTTCGCCTTCGACGTGCTGGTGGTCCTGCCTCCGGCCTAATTCCAATCGGGGCAAATACAAATGGCCGCCATCTCCAACGGAACGACCTGCCTCTACGGAGTGGCGGGCACTGTCACCAACCTCTTCGTCCAGAGCTACAGCCTGTCGTCCTCCTTCAACGCGGAGGCCACGGTGGCGGACGAGACGGGCATCACAAAGACTGCCCGCTACGACGACCGTAAGAGCGAGATTACCATCGAAGGCATAGCCAAGACGGCGACCATGCCAACCCTAGGCGCCGCAATTTCGTTCACGGTCAACACGGCTTCTGCCTATCCCTCCGGCTCTGCCTCGGCGTCCTTCTCTGGCACCATCACTAAGATTGACGACAAGGGCTCGAACAAGGGCTTTACCGCCGTCACGATCACCGCGGTCGATTACGAAGGCATCACGCCTGCCTAATTGACACGCCCGCAAGGGGGATAGCATCAGAGGGGTGGACCGCCGCTTCCTGAACGCCTACGTCGACCCGGCGCCTTTTCGGTTGCTGGGTCGAGTGCTTTACCCGTGGTGCCTCAAGTACCGCGTGCGCCTGATGGCCTTTGAGTCCCCGCTCGTCACGGGCTCGCGAGCAATTACGCCAGCCGACCTGTTGTTTGCGTGTCAGGTGTGCGCTGAAGAACCCCTTGGTGGCAAGATTGGATGGATTGACCAGCTGCGGGTAGCGTCCCTATGCCGTGACCCTGAGAGGTTTCAGGCCATGCTGACATCCTTTGCCGGCTACATCCTCGTCCAAGAT